AGGTATAAAGATGCATATCCTGAACCAGTATCGCCAGAACAAGCTGAGCAGTTAACGCTTCAATGGGCTACTAGAATGGGTGGTATTAATACATCAACAGGCAATATTCATGGTGGTGAAGAACCAATTGATACAGAAGCTATTTCACAAACAGTTAATGAGATGGTTAATGAACCTTGGCCTGACGAATCACCACAAGGTGACGAAATGTAAGGAGGTTTTATGCCTAACTTTGTAAGACGTAAAGCAATGATAATCAGAGATTCAGGGCGTAGTAGTAATTTTATTACGCCTTCCTTTGGTTTTGGTTGTGAATACAAATGTAGTTATTGTTATATGCGTAGACATTTAAAAACAGGTCTATCAGTAGCAACAAATACAGAAGAAATTATAGATACTATAGATGCTCACAATAGCAACTTAAAATGGCCTAAAGAACCTGATCAGACACATGATAAATATTACACATATGACTTCAGTTGTAATGAAGACTATGTAAAACATGCACAATATCATGATTGGAAGATGTTGTTTGACTATTTTAAGAACAATGATAGAGCTATGGGTACAGCAGCTACTAAATATGTTAATGAGGACTTATTAGAATATAATCCTAATCGTAAAATACGTATAAGATTTAGTGTAATGCCACAAAAGTATGCTAATATACTTGAACCTGGCACATCAACAATTGCTGATAGACTAAAAGCTATTAACAAGTTTTGGATTGCAGGTTATGATGTTCATGTTAACTATTCACCTATAATTGTAGAAGAAGATGCTGGCATATTGTATCAAAATCTATTTAAACAAGTAGATAAGTATGTAGACGATGCTATAAAAGAACATGTTAAGTGTGAAGCTATATTTCTTACACATAATCATGATATGCACGAATATAATATGAAGAAAGAAAGTACCAAACAAGCAGAACACTTGCTTTGGAAACCTAAAATCCAAGAACAAAAAACATCTCAATATGGTAATGTTAATATAAGATACCAGTATGAGTTAAAACGTAGAATGATTGATGCTTGGAAACATACCCACAATGCAATATTACCGTGGCAAAAAATAAGATACATATTTTAAGATGTGTCCGTGAGTCTCCCGTCAGTGTGAAATAGAACTACCGAGCAGGGCACACTTAATTAACTTAAGGAGGAATAATGAGTTTTGTAACAGAAAATAGTATGAAACCACATTACAAGAGATTGTCTTGTAGAACAATTAAAATAAATGGTGTTAGACTTGATCTTGAAGTTTATAAAACGCCTGATGGTATGACATTTGAAGTTGTAGAACATGTACCTGATACTGTATTTGATGATAATTATGTATCAAGACATGAAACACATATACCTTGGGATAAAATAGTTGACGCTCCAGAAGAACCTTTACCAGAAGAAATGGGGGAATAATGGACACTAGAACTTCATATTTTAGTAGTGAAATAAAACATCTGAAATGGCAAGTAAAAAACTTGATTAAATCAGTAAATGAAATTGATAGAGAAATAAACAAACTCAAGGAGGAGAAAGATGGAAGTACTAATACATAAAGAATCTTGGGATAAGATTATAAATTATGCTAAAGCTGCTTATGTAACAGAAAAAGCTGAGATAGGCGGTATGGCTGTAGTAACACAAGATGAAGATGGTGATTGGACTATTGAAAATCCAGTCATATTACCACAAGAAATAGCAGGGACTACGTGTGACCTAGATAAAGAAGAATTGGCTACGTATTATACTCAAATGGCTATGAAATATAAAGACCAGAAGTTTAGATTTTGTTGGTGGCATAGTCATCATACAATGGATGCATTCTGGAGTGGTACAGATTTATCTAGTATTGATGAGTATGGTGAAGGTGAATCAGATGTTTCATTTGCACTTGTTGTTAATCTAAAAGAGGAATATAAATGCAGAATATCTGTATGGAAACCAGTAGAAGTACATCAAGATGTAGATATTAAAATATTAGATGATACACCTGAAATAGAAATACCACTTGAAATAGTTACAGAAGTTAAAGCTAAATGTAGGAAGCGTGCTTATACAAATATAAGTTCTTACAAATCTGGTGGATCTGTGTTACAATCAAAAAATCAAAAGCAATTAACAATTGGTCAAAACTATGATTGGGCTACATATAATTGGCTTGATGATGATTTAGAAACAGGTCTAAAACCAACAGCTCAAGAAGTAATTAACTTTGAAGCTAAACATGAATATGCTTCTGGTAAAATAACAGAATTTATCAGGCAATTCAATTTAGGTGATTGGAATATGCATAAGTATAAATCAGCAGTAACACATACAAACAAAATATTAGAACCTTATGGTCTTGCTATAGATACTTTAAATAAGAAAGAGCTTGAAGAATTTATAGAAATGGATAGAGAACCATGGGAACTAATAAATTGTATTGATCCAAAATACTTAGATGTTGCTGAAAATGTTCTTGATGCAATGTCTTATAACCAATCTTATGGAGGGTATAATATATGATAAATCTTAGAAGTCAAGATATTGCAGATTTGTCTGATGTTGAGTTTCATGTTGTAGGTTGCGGGGCTATCGGTAGCTCCGTGGCCATGCAGCTTGTTAGACTTGGCGCTGATAAATTTTATCTGTATGATTTTGATAAAGTAGAAATACAAAATGTAGGTGTCAGTCAGTATATAGAAGAAGATATTGGTAAACTAAAAGTTGCCGCTCTAATTAAACATATGAAGAGTATTAATCCTCATATTTATGTAGAAGGTGTAGCAAATAAGTTTAGTCAGTATATGGGTAGTAAAGAAGGTATATTAATACTAGGCCTTGACAGCATGCAAGCTAGAAAAGATGTTGTTAAAATGCTAGTAGAATGCCCTGATAAACCTAGAACAGTAATTGATGGTCGTATGGGTGCAGATCATTATCAGCAATACATATATAATAATATAACTATGTCACAATATGACAAAAATTGGTATTCAGATGATGATTCAGATCCAGAACCATGTACTCGTAAAGCTACATCTTATTGTAGTAATATGAGTGGTAGTTTTATATCAAACTCTATAAAGAATATCGTTATGAAACAGCCTTATTTTAAAGAAGTTACATTCAATTTTTCAACATTAATACTTGATAAAAAGAATTTAATTTCATAACTTATAAGCCCTTCAATTCGAAGGGATCTTACGCACACGGAATGAGGTAGAAACCCCTCTGCCTCTTCCACTAAATAGGAGGAAGTCAATGAGTAATATTGATATTTCTAAACAAACTGGCATTGCTAAAACTGTATTAGAAGCAAAAGCCACAAATGAATCAAATGAGAAATCTTTTGATCAGTCTTATGATAGAAGATGCGATGAATGGAAATCACCTGAAATAGACAAATTAGCTGAAGCATTAGCTAAAGCTCAATCTGAAATGGAAGGTGCTAAAAAAGAAAGTACAAACCCATTCTTTAAATCTAGCTATGCAGACTTACATGCAGTAATTAAATCTTCATTTCCATACTTGTCTAAACACGGGTTGTCTGTAACTCAAGGCAATGAAATGATTATGGGTGCTGTGTGTGTAACAACAACATTAATGCATTCTTCTGGCCAATGGATAAGATCTAAAGTTAAACTTCCATTAGCTAAAAAAGATGCTCAAGGCGTAGGTTCTGCTATTACATATGGTAGAAGATATGGCCTTTCCGCAATTGTAGGCATCGCTCAATATGATGATGATGCTCAATCTATTAGTTAACTAAAGGAGAACACAAATGGCAGAAAGAACACTTACTGTTAAAACAGGTGGTGGATCTAGTTTTTCAACTGGATGGCACACCAAATTAATATCAAAAGCTGAGTATGGTGACTATAATGGCACTAAATACTTAGATGTATGGTTTGAAGACTTTCCTGAGTCTTTAAATATGCGTGTATATGAAAAGAAAAATGCTAGTGGCGAAGAATTTGCTATTGGTAACTTATTCAGATACGCAAATGCTGGCATCACAAGTGCATTAGAAGGTGCAAATAACACAAAAGTTATTAAACTTGATGATAGCCCACAAGCATTAATAGGTAAAAGTCTTAATGTGTACGTACATAAAGATGGTAAATACTCAAGAGTATTAAATCAGCCTGCACCTACAGAGTTTGAAAACGTTGTAGAAAAGTTCAATGCTGATGATGTTCAATTCTGGAAAGATAGAGCAGAAAAATACTTTAAAGAGTATGTACAACCTAAGTTAGAAAAGAAATTAGAGAGTGTCATTGACACTTCTGATTCCTCCGAGAGTGACGATATACCCTTTTAAGTGAGTAGGTAATCGTTAACTTATAGGGAGACAATAACTGGTCCTGTAAGTCCAGAAGCGCTTGGTGCGTGAGGCAAAGGAATATGTGAGTCTCCCTATATAACTAAAGGAGAATATATGAGAGCAACAGAATTTGTACATTTTATGAATAGAACAGATATAGGTTTAGGGCAAAATCCTAAAGAAAGAGACTATACACACTATACTCCTAGAATGTATGCTAAAAGATGTAGATATGAGTATCAAAAAATGCTAAGAGAAAAAACAAAAGAGCAATTAAAAAAAGAAAAAGATGCTGAAAAATCTGCTGAAGAAATAAGACAATATTTTAGGAGGAAAAGAAATGAAAGAAATGCTTAAGGAATTTGCATTAGGAGTTAGTAATAGACATAACTTCCAGGCAGCAGATAAAGTCTCTGATTGGATGGGTACAGATAGTGATACATTTATGTCTTTATATAACTATGATGAATATGTAGTAGATTTTTATGCTAAAAATAAATCTTTATCAGGATATGATGGTTTAATATACATGCCTGATGAGTTTATATTAGATGTAGATGGCGATAGCGTATGGGAAGCAGCGCAAAAGACTGTAGGATTGCTTGTACGCTTAGATGAACTATTTGTTCCATATTATATATATTTTAGTGGAAGAGGGTTTCATATACATATATCAGAAACAGCATTTAAATGGAAACCTAGTAAAAACTTGCACACAAGAGTGAAAGAAGAGCTTACTAAACATGGCATATTTGAATATGCTGATCCATCTGTTACTGATAAGTCTAGATTAATTCGTATACCAAATACTAAAAACACTAAATCTGGATTATGGAAAGTACCATTTCCACAAAAAGCATTGTATGAAAGCAGTGTGCTAGAAAGAACTATTAATAAATGGTGCACAAAACCTAGAGAAATAGATTTAGAACATAGTTTAGAGTGTAATGAAGTATTTGATGTATTTGACAAAGAAGAAGTTAAAGAGCAACAACCTATTAAAGTTGCAAGCACTAGAGATCCTGTTAATACTAATTGTATACAGAAAATGATGGAAGGAGCTCCACATGGTAAACGTCATATGGTTGCTCTTAGACTAGCATCATACCTAAGATGGAACTTTCCAGAGAACATTGTAAGACTTATTATGGAAGATTGGCGTGTAAGAGTTAGTAACGCTGCTCAAAGTGAGTTTAAACCTGAAGAAATGGAAGGTATAATAGAAGGTTGTTATACTGGTCATGATGGTCAAGGTTATAGATATGGTGCTGATGATCCAGTTATTAAGTTCTATTGTAACTCTAGATGCACATTACATAAAGGTGCTAAAGCTGAAAATATGATGGATTCTAGTAGTATGGAGAATGAACTTATAAACTTCTATGCTCAAGATCTTAAACCTATTAACTTAGGTGAGCCATATGGACAGAACTTCCCTGTATATCCAGGCGAAACTGTCATAATACAAGCTCCACCTGCTAGTATGAAGACTATGTTGTTACAAAACTGGG